CGCAGACTGGGCTGGGTTCTCCCGCTGAGAGTGAAGTAGTCCTCCTGTCGGGCAACTACAGCGCTATGGCCTTCATGCACGACGACAGGGGAGCATATCCATCTACCGCAATGGATATTGAGGACATGGTGACGTTCTCAGCAAGAAGCGGAGACATCGGCAAGGCAGATCGTCCGAAGAAGAGCGTCGGCACAATACTCAACGAGGGGAACAACACAGACTGGATCAAGACGCTGGCCAAGATGAAGCGGAAGAAGATGAGCAAGAAAGAGCCGATCAAAGACCCGAAGGGTGGACTCACCGCCGCAGGCCGAGCGCACTTCAAGCGTAAGGAAGGGGCGAACCTGAAGCCGGGAGTCAAGGGCAAGGCCGATACCCCCGAGAAGATGCGCCGCAAGGGTTCATTTCTCACTCGCTTCTACACCAACCCATCTGGCCCATTACAGAACGACAAGGGTGAGCCGACTCGTCTTGCTCTGGCCGCCGCCGCATGGGGCGAGCCAGTTCCCAAGAACCGAAGCGATGCGGCGAAGTTGGCCGCCAAGGGTCGCCGTCTTCTTGAGCGGTACGAGAACGTGAAGAAGCACGCCTCTCACGACCAGAAGACGCATGGCCGACGAAAGACTGCCACGGGCGGTGGAACTAAGCCGAAGATGAGGCGACTCACCGAGGCCGCTAGTAAGCGTGCCAAGCAGTTGGCGGCGATGGCTCGGGACGGTGGGTTCACGTTCAACCCGAAGCGAAGCGAGATGCGAAGCAAAGGTGTGGCCGTAGCAGTCGGCAAGGAGAACGAGCGCAAAGTTCGGGCCGATGAGTTCAGTGAAGAGTCGATTCGCCAGTACGCACGGGACCACGCCGAACTCTTGGCCCAGCCTCGCCACCACCTCGGTGCATGGCGGGAGACGGAGAAGGGTGTCGACTACATCTACTTAGATGTCTCCGTCGTCATGCCGTCACTTGAGTCCGCCGCCGACCTTGGCCGAGCCAACGATCAGATCGGCATATTCGACCTGTCCACATTCACGACTTACTACCGTGCTCCCGACAAGGAGGGTGACTTGAAGTACATCCCGCTCAACCTGACCGATGCCACTGGCTACGCCGAGACGGCGGCAACCGACATGGCCACCAACGTGGGTAAGGCCGATGGCGATAAGGGCGTGATGTTCGTCCCCGGCGAGATGCTGGACGAGAGTTCGTTGCCCAAGATTGTGGAGCGCATCATGGCGCTCAAGCCCGTCGGAAAGAGCGAGAAAGAATCTCGCAAGAACTCTTGATGCGGCAATAAGCGGGTCGTTACTGTTCGATGGCAATGGCTACCAACGGCAACCGCCTTACGGACATGGAGTTTGACGAGATCAGTCTCGTCACTCGTCCAGCCAACCAGTTGAGCAAGGTCGTCTTGTTCAAGAGCGACACACCGGAGCAGGAGCACATGACTTCAGAGAACGAACAGCAGAACGAGGTTGAGAAGGCCAAGGGCGACAAGATGCCCGAGGAACTCAAGCGTCGTTTCGGCATTGACGACGAGTCCGAGGATGACGAGGACGAGGACGAGATGAAGAAGGCGAAGATGCCTCCTGCGATGGACGACGAGGAAGACGAGGAAGACGACATGGACAAGATGTACGGCTCCAAGAAGATGAAGAAGGACGACGTGATCGACCTTCCCTCCGAGGTCTACGAGTACATTGAGGCTCTGGAGGCCGCCAACTCCGAGATGTCGGACCAGTTGGAGAAGTTCGCCGCCGAAGAGTCCGAGGCGGTCGACACTGACATCCTCAAGTCGGCTGACCCGCAGATCGTCGCCATCGTCAAGGCCGCCGAGGATCGGGCCGCCGCCGCTGAGAAGATCGCCAAGGCCGAGCGTGACTTCCGCCTTGAGCGGGAGTTCATCGGCAAGGCGGCGGAACTCTCCGCCCTCCCCGCCGAGGCCGAGGCGTTCGGCAAGGTGCTCAAGTCGGTCGCTGAGGCCGTCGATGAGGCCACCTTCGACACCCTGATGACCGTGCTCACTGCCGCTAACGAGGGCATCAGCACCGGCAACCTTTTCGCTGAGTTGGGCAAGGCTTCGGCTTTCGACAACGATGGTCCGACTGGCGAGATCAACAAGGCGGCGGCTCGTCTCATTGAGGCGAACCCCAACTTGTCGCATGAGCAGGCGGTCGCCAAGGCCGTCGATGCGAACCCTTCCCTCTACAACGAGTACCTGCGAGGTAACTGACATGGCATACAAGGCTTCACAGCCCCTCAAGATCACACTGGAGTCTGCCGCCGATCTGTCGGCCAAGCAGTACCACTTCGTGAAGGTCGATTCCGACGGCAAGGCGGCGGCCTGCTCCGGTGCAACCGACGTTCCGATTGGTGTTCTCCAGAACGACCCGACCGCTGGCCAGACGGCTGAGATCGTCGTCACCGGAGTCACGAAGATCAGTTCGGATGCCGCCCTCAACGAAGGTGACCTCATCGGCACCTCCGCTGACGGTCAAGCCGATGCCAAGACCCCCGGCACGGACACCACCAACTACGTTGTCGGTCAGATGATGACCGCCACCGGAGCCGCTGGTGTCATCGGGACCGCCCTCGTCAACTGTGCGAACCCGCACCGAGCCGCCTGATTAGGAGTCAGAGATGCCTCAGCCCACTACCAACGACGTTCATGTCGATGCGATCCTGACCAACATCTCGGTCGCCTACATCCAAGATCAAGGCAACTTCATTGCCAATCAGGTCTTTCCTTCCGTTCCGGTTGAGAAGCAGTCCGACAAGTACTTCAAGTACACCAAGGGCGACTGGTTCCGGGATGAGGCGCAGTTGCGTGCCCCGTCCACGGAGTCCGCTGGCTCGGGCTACAGCCTGTCGACCGACACCTACAGCACCTCGGTCTACGCCTTCCACAAGGACGTTGACGATCAGGTGCGGGCGAACGCCGACAACCCGCTCAACCCCGACCGGGATGCCACGACCTTCGTGACCCAGCGTATGCTTCTCCGTCAGGAGATCGACTGGAACACCAACTACTTCACGACCGGCATTTGGGACACCGATGTCGTCGGTGGTTCGGACTTCACGGTCTGGTCGAACTACACCTCGTCGGACCCGATTGAGGACATCGAAACCGGTAAGAGCACGATGCTCACCAACACCGGCTTCATGCCCAACACGCTGGTTCTCGGCTACGATGTCTTCCGCCAGTTGCGGCACCACCCCGACATCGTTGACCGCATCAAGTACACCTCGTCCGAGGTTCCCGCTGAGGGCATCCTCAGCCGCCTCTTCGGTGTCGACCGAGTGCTCGTCACTCGGGGCATCAAGAACTCGGGTGCCGAGGGTGCGGCGGATTCGTTCGCTCAGATTCACGGCAAGAACGCCGCCCTCTACTACGTCGCTCCGTCGCCGGGACTTCTGACCCCCTCGGCGGGCTACCAGTTCGCATGGCGGGGTGTCTCGGACGGCATGGGCCAGAACATCGGCATCAGCCGGTTCCGTATGCCGGAACTCCGTGCGGATCGCATCGAAGCGCAGATGGCGTGGGACTACAAGGTCGTTTCGACTGACCTTGGGTACTTCTTCTCCGCCTGCGTCGCCTGATAAGGAGTCAACATGGCTAACCGACTTACCAAAGGCAAGGGACTCTTCGGCGGACTCAACGTCGGCTCGGGTTCCGATATTGTCAAGATTGCCTCGGGCACGGTGTCGGTGGACTTCGGCTCCATCAGTGCGAACACGACGGGATCGAAGACGGTCACGGTCACCGGAGTTGCGGATGGCGACATCGTTGTCCTCAACCCCGGTGCACTGACCGCTGGCCTCGCCTTCGCTGGTGCGGCGGTGACTGCGGCCAACACGGTCACGGTCTACGCCGTCAATGCGACTGGTGGAGCCATCGACAACGCCGCCGTCGACTTCGACTATCTGTGGGTCGACCTCACCTGATTCCACACCCGACAAGTGAAGGAGTGACCTAAGTGTCCGATCCCCTCATCGAAGCCGTCCGCCCTCCGACGAAGTGGTACGTCGTCCTGCGCCCGTTCAAGGGTGACAGGGCGTTCGTGCGTGGCGAAGTCGTAGACGTGACCGGCTGGACTCATCTGACTTCGCTGGTGCAGAACCGCTATGTCGACGCTCTCCCTCACGGTGCCGAGGTACCGGACGAGAACGCCGATGGCATCCGCATCATCGAACTCTCCAAGGAGCAGGCCCGCAAGGTTGCTCCCAAGAAGCGCCCCATTCCGAAGCGAGAGCAGGCTACTTCCTCATAGCCCTTCCCTCACAAGTTCGGTGTGGGTTACCATCCCCCAAGAGGTAACGAACCATGTCGATTAGCAACTACGCCGAACTGAAACTTCTGGATCATGTGACGGGCACCACGTCCTTCACTGCCCCGAGCGCCTTCTACCTTCAGTTGCACACGGGCGACCCCGGCGAGGCCGGTTCAGCCAATGGTGCTACCGAGACGACTCGCAAGGTCGCTTCGTTCGGTGCGGCTTCCTCGGGTTCGATCACGACCTCGGCCACGGTTGAGTGGACGAATGTGTCCACCACCGAGACGTACACTCACTGGTCGGCTTGGGATGCGGCTACCTCGGGCAACTGCCTCTGGTACGGCGCTCTCTCCGCTTCGGCTTCGGTCACTGCTGGCGACACCTTCCAGATCACTTCGCTCTCTCTGACGCTTGACTGATCGGTAGCCGCATATGGCTATCGACTACGACTCAAACGTCGATTATCAGGATGACCCTGAAGGCGTTGAGTTCGTCTATCTCTATTCGGGTGACACTCAGGTAGTTGACGGCGGCTACTACGACAGCCGCAACTTCGATTACAACGAGGTCGATGCCACCTATGCCGGTGCCATTGTTCGCACGGCTACGGGCAACGGGTTCTCTGATCTCAACTTCACTGCTGGCGAGCAGTACAACGTCGAACGCAACTTCAGTGGCCAGATCGGAGCCACCGGAGTAGTTGACCGGACCCGCACGGCCAGTGGCTCGGCTACGGGTGGACAGTCCACGACCTCACTCTCTATCCAGCCTCGTACTTCGACGGTTGCGGGCACCAGTGAGTTCACGATCACGTCCCTGTCAATCCAGCCTCGTACAGCCACGGACTCGGTGGGCACCGGAGACAGTGCCATTGTCTCGTTCGCCACTCAGCCCCGTACCGCCACGGGCACCTCCACCACTGGGGAATCCGCCACCGGAGTTCACATTGCCCCTCGGGAGGCCACGGGTACTTCGACCACCGGCTCGTCGGCAACTGGCCTACACATTGCGCCGAGAACGGCCTCGGCTACGGGCACGGCGAGTTCGCTCAACGCCATCCTGACCAAGTTCTTCCGTACCTCGTATGCGGCGGGCCAAGGTGCCACGGGGGATGGCCTCACCATTCTCATCAAGCATCTCCGCACCGCCACGGGGACGAGTACAACCGGCAGTAGCACGGTCAATCTCACGGTACGCCCACGGACTGCCAGTGCTACAGGATCGTCGGGACAGTCGGCCACTGGACTTCATATCGCACCTCGGGAGGCCAGTGCTTCCGGTACAAGTGGGCAGTCCGCCACGGGCCTACACATCTCCCCGAGGCAGGCAACAGGGACGGGCATTGCGGCACAAAGCGCCCTACGGCTGGTCAAGTCTTTGCGGAGTTCGACGGTCGCCGGTACGGGTGGAAGCACCGCCGATGGGATCATCGACCTAGACATTGGAAGCGGCACAAACTACGTTGTGACGAGTACAGGTGGCACCGTTTCGACTATGGGCGGCGGTGGCACTACCTCAACTCTTAGTGGTTCTGCCAATAAGTCAACGGCAGGAGTGTAACAATGGCAGACGTTTCAATCCGCAAAGGCGACCGGCTCCCACAGTTGGAGCGTCAGTTCCTTGTGGACGGAACGGGAGTTGATCTGTCTACGGCCACGGTTGTCTTCAATATGTACAAGGCCAGCGACGGCACGCAGGTCATTACCAACGGAACGGTCACGGTAGTTACCGCCGCCACCGGCAACGTCCGCTATGCGTGGACTGCCTCGGATGCTCTGCTAGATGCCGACACTTACTTGGCCTCGTTCACGGCTACCTATGGCGATGGCCGCAAGTTGACCGCCCCCAACACGGGGATGCTGGTGGTGGAGTTCTTTGACCTCATCGAAGTGGACTGGCTCTACACCGGAGAGCCGGGAACCCGAACCATCGACGCAGTTCGCCTGCTCATCGGTGACACAGATTCGACCGACCAGTTGATTACCGACAACGAGATCAGTTACTTGTTGACTCGCCACGGCTCAATCAACCGCACCGCTTCCGAGGCGTGCCGTGCCATTGCCGCCAAGTTCGCACGACTGATGAATCGCTCCATCGGTGGACTCTCTGCCGACTTCTCGCAGAAGTACCATCAGTACATGGAGTTGGCCGACTCCCTGCTCACCAAGGAAGAGACGGAGCCGGTCAGCCCGTTCACTTCCGGTTGGAAGCGGAGTGTCAAAGAGGCTCGGGAGGCCGACACTGAGCGTGAGACGACGTTCGGACGCAAGGGTATTCACGACAACGAGCGTGTCTACCCT